CGGGTCGATGGTTTCCTCGATACGCTCCCGACCGACCTGTGCCAGCCACAGCTTGAACGGCTCCGCTTTCGGGGAGGGAATGGACTGGATGATTCGGAGAAGCTGCTCGGTGTCAGCTACATCAGTCAGACGGCGTTTCCCGTCTGCGGCGGTCATTTTCAAAGCGTTACAACTTGTAACGGTTTCATTTCCCTCGTCCTTCAAGCGCTTTTTAAGAACACGCCAGTAAGTCTGGGGATTCGGACTGTCCGTCAAAACCGCGATGACATCAACGATAGAAAAGTACCATTCTTCCTTTTCCTCGTCCCATGCGGTGCGAATACGCTTGTCTTCGAATAGTTGGATCTTATCGTTTTGTGCCATTTGAATCACCTCGTTCTGTCATGAATTCTCTCAAAAGTCCTTGGCAGCCATCCAGCACATCCTGCCAGGTTTCCTCGAAGTCCTCGGTGTACCACGGGTCTGCCACATTGCCGGGATGAGCGGTGTGGTCCATCAGGAGGGACATCTTGCCGGCATAGTCGCCGCCGCAGATGCGGTACATATCCCGGAGGTTGGCCTGGTCCATGCCGATCAGGAGATCGTATTCGTCGTAATCCCGATTTGTCAACTGCCGTGCGGCATGGCCTTCGCACGAGATCCCATGCTCGGCCAACTTGCGCCGTGCCGGAGGATAGACCGGGTTGCCGATCTCCTCCCGACTGGTAGCCGCCGATTCGATATGAAATTGCGATGCCAGTCCCGCCTTTTTTACCAAGTCCTTCATCACAAACTCGGCCATGGGGCTGCGGCAAATATTTCCATGACAGATAAACAGGATCTTCTTCATACTGCGTTCTCTCCGAAATCTCATCGTTGTCATCATTATACCACACATCGACCTTTTCGTCGAGAACACTTTCCAAATGCGCAGAATCCTCGATCATTCGCAGAAGCTCCGACTTGGATAGATTCTGTGCAGCGGCCTGCTTGATGTACCAGCGGCGGTTCTCTGCGGTCAGCTCCGTCTCCATGATGACCACATTCTGCGTCCAATTCAAGCGAAGCGCTTCGCCCAGCAGTTCCGGCATGTCGCTGTACAACTGCCAGAAGTCCCGCATCCGGCGCACATTGCGCGGAGAAAAGCCGGTCATATCCGGGTACTGTTCTTTCAAGAACTCCGCAGCGGCCACCGCCGCTCCCTTTTCCGAGCGGGCGCAGACGGCCTTGCCAATCTCGCAGTACAGCTCCATCTGCGGCAGATCCGCTTCCATGGCAGATTCCAGTTCGGCAAACATTGTGCTGTAATCCACAGCTTTTCGGATATTCATAGCCTCTCCTTTCCGGCGCACAGCGCCTGATTTAACCGCTCAAGGCAGAGAAAAGCACGGTGACATCGCCGTGTTTTTCTCTGCCTTGACCTATCTCAGATAACTTGTATGATCTGCTCCCAGAGCAGGATGTGCTTTTCATCAATGGCCCGGTTGTCGTGGTAATGGCCGAACAGCCAGTAATGATAGTGCGCTCTCTCCTTGACCTCCTGCAGAAAGTCTGTGAGCGGGTCTGCCTCATTGTGACGGTTTTCTATGAGTGCAATGCTGGTGGGAGCGCAGTGCGTGATAACATAGTCCACCGCCCAATCGACCTTGGTCAGATTTCTCCGTGCTTCAGCGTATTCCGCCTCAGAAGGCATCTCCTGCGCCCACCACGAAATGTGGTTGATGCGATACCTCGCCCTGGGCTTCCGCTGCAGCATCAGGAGCTTTCGCTCAAAATCCGGAGCGCCCGGTTCCAGAATACCGTCCTCCGTATCATGGCTTTTTGCCCCGCCCATGATGAAGAAGTGATAGCCTTCCAGCTCGAATATCTGTCCACGCATCAGGTGCAGGACATGAGGGCGAATACGGTGCACCTTGCCGCCGTGCCAGTCTTTCACCGGATATCGTTCCAGTGCATCGTAGTTTTCATGATTCCCGCAGACGAAGGCCATCGTAAACGGCAGACTTTCCAGCCAGTCCAATGCCACATCGTCACGGCTGTCTCCAAACCACACACCACCAAAGTCTCCGGCACAGATCACAGAGTCCTGCTTTGTCATTTGTGCCTGCTCCGGGAAGTATTCTGGCTTGAAGCGTTCAAAATTTCCGTGGCAGTCGCCGGTCACAAAAATCATCTGTCCACCTTCTTTCAGTACATAATTTTCTGGCAAATCTCAATGCCGCCCTTCAGCGTTACTGCGATCTCATCCTTGGAGAGAACTTTGACTGTCTCCACCAGTTGGCGGATGGCGCTTTCGTCCCATTCCGTAATGTGGGGCGATGCGTTTTCCAAGGTCTGTGCAGCATCCATGATCCGCTGATTGGCGTTTGCCTGTTCGTTGTTATCTGCGAGGATCCCGGAACGCTTTTCCTTCAGGAGCGTCTGTTCGTCCAGTATCTCCTTGAACTGACCGCCATAGGCAGCCGGATCATCCGTGGCCTTTTCCAGCAGTGTTTGGAATTGCTGCTCCAGTTCTCTCAGCCTACGTTCAATATCTCCAAGGCTCATCATACCGCCGGGGAATGGGATGATCTCCGTTTCCATGGCATCTGTGATCTGCCGAACCAGGCTATTCTTGTCGGCCATGGCCATGTTCAGGGCTGCGAGAATTGCCTGCTGGAGCGGTGCTTCATCCAGTGTGGGCGAATTGTGGCAGTATTTCTTGCCGTAATCCAATCGGCTCACACAGCGCCATACGACTCGTTTTTCCCCGTTTCGTGTCCATGTGCAGCGACGATACAGGGTCCCGCACTCACCGCAGACCAGCCGTTCCGAGAGTGCATACTTGCTGGCGTAGGAGGCCATCCCTGTGACTGCGTTCTTGGAGGGACTCTTGGCCGCATTCCGCCGTGCCATCTCAGCCTGTACGGCATCATACTTTTCACGGCTGACAATGCCCTCGTGGTGATTTTCAATGAGGTACATGGGAAGTTGGCCTGTATTCTTGATGGCCTTGCGGTTGATAAAGTCCCGCCGGAAGGTCTTCTGCATCAGCACATCGCCGCAGTATTTTTCATTCTGCAGGATGCTGCGGATGCGGGAGATGGTCCACTCCGGGGAATCCTCGAAGCACTTAACACCTTGCTGTTCCAGTTCATCTTTGATCATCCGCAGGCTGGCCCCAGTGAGATAGCGCTCATAGAGCCATCGGACGATTTCCGCCTGTTCCGGAATGATCTCCGGCTGACCATCCTCACCCTTGCGGTATCCGTACAGCTTTTTATATTGGATGCTGACCTTTCCGGCCTCCATAGCACGGCGCTTGCCCCATGTGACATTGGCGGAGATGGATTCACTTTCAGACTGGGCGAAGGCCCCGGAGAGGGTGATCCGCAGCTCACTGTCCTCCTCCAGCGAATTGATGTTTTCCTTCTCGAAGATGACTGCGATGCCAAGCTGCTTGAGCGCCCGGATATAGTAGAGGCAGTCCACCGTGTTACGGGAGAAGCGGGAGACCGACTTGGTCAGGATCACATCGATCTTCTTCTGGCGGCAGTGGCGGATCATCCGCATGAAGTCCTCACGCTTCTTGGCCGAGGTTCCGGTGATGCCCTTGTCCGCAAAGATACCGGCCATCGTCCAGGCGGTGTTGGACATGATTTTATCGGTATAGTACTCTTTCTGCACCTCATAGCTGTTTGCCTGGTCCTCCTCTTTGGTGGAGACTCGGCAGTAAGCTGCCACTCGGAGCTGCCTGCGGGCTTCTGCCTGGTGGGTAGCTTCCGGTTTGGCAGGGATTTTGATTACTCTCGGGGCATCATCTTTCATTGCAGGTCACTCCTTTCTATGACTTGCCCATTTTTTAATCGCAGTTTGACATTTTGGCGGGTCACCAGCACCTCAGATACGGTGCTTTTCAGAAGATCAGCGTTCAGTTCCACCACACATTCGAAGGCGGAGAAGAGACGCCGAAGACGATTCGTTTCATATTCTTCATTTCCCAGAGCGGCATATTGTTCTGACGCAAGCCGGAGGATCAGTGCCTTGGCGTTATCCTCGTCGATGGGCTGCTGTTCCAGAGCATTATCCAGCGCCTCCTGCGTTTTAGAATGTATGGCTGGCGCAGGACTGCGTTGATGCCGTATGCGTTCCGGGCAATTTGCGAGACCGTTGAGCAGGTCAGTGACACTTTGTTCCACCCGCTCAGACGGCGGTGTACCACAGAGCTTGCGCAGCACTTTTTGCGCTTCCGTCTTTTTCGGAAGCTGGGGCTTGTTTGAGCGTTTTTCGTTTGCCGCAATGAGCTGCTCCTCATCTATGAGCTTGGGATATTCTTTCTCCCCGGTATAGCGTGTGTCCGCCAGAATACGGGCAATCATATTTTTGTTCCAGAGCCGTCCCTCGTCGTATGGGATATCCTGCTGGCGAAGCGCCTCGGTCAACTCATTCAAGGATTCTCCTGCGATATATCGGTGGAAGATCTCCTGCACAAGTTTCGCCTCTGCTTCCTGTATGACGATCTCACCCCGAGACATCTTGTAGCCGAAGGGCTGCTTCCGGTTTCCCATCACCGCACCGTCCTCTCTATGGACTCCCGCAGCTCCAGCCCATTTTTCAGGCAGAAGCGGACGGAGTCGTTGCTCTCTATGATAATTTTCTCAACGAGTTCACCAAACAGTTCCGCGTCAAAGCTGTCGAGGAATTCCGGCCCACCTTCCAGGAGGTCTATTAAGTCCTGCGTTTGCAGGGCGGTCATGTCGCTCTCGGCATCCATCAGCTTTTCTTTTTCCAGTTTGGCCTGTCGGAGCTGCTTGGTCAGCTCATTGGTTTTGGCTATAAAAATGTCAGGATCAACAAGGCCCTGCTGCTTGAGGAAGGCCAATGTCTGATTCTGACTGGTTAGATCTGATATTCTTTTATTCAGGGCAACGATGTCAGGACTCCAGAGCATCCTGCGATTGCGGATCATCTGGAGGTTTGTGAGCATCTGTTCCAGAATGGGGATGCTCTGATGTTTCAGCTTATAGTATAGGCGGCAGAAAGCTCCATAGAGGCTTTCCTCTGCGATGGGAGCAATCGGGCAGTCATTCACAGATGAATCATGTTTTCTACAGCACCAATACGCCGATGATGCTTGTTCTTTTCTGCGATAAGAACTGCCGCAGTAACCACATGATATTTTCTGGGATAGTGGATATGGTTCACGCCGGAGTTTCTTTCCGTAAGTAGATTGTCGCTTCTGCGCCAATTGCTGTGCCTGCTCAAAGGCTTCTTTCGAGATAATTGGAGGATGGGTCCCAATCGCGTAAAACTGTTCGTACTCCCCAAGATTTTTATACCTGGTTGCGGGAAGCGTGTGGCTGGTATATGTTTTCTGCCACAATGAATCACCGGTGTATTTCTCATTTGTGAGAATGTATCGAACGGCTGCTGCGTACCATCGTTTTTGCTGGCCGCTGGGAACGCCTTCCTCATTAAGCCTCTTTGCAATTTCGGTCTTGTTCACTCCACTCAAGTACCACTGAAATATTCGACTGACTACCAGTGCGGCTTCGGGGTCAATCACTATTTTCCTGCCGTCGAGCCTGTATCCATATGCCATAGAGGAGGGGAGAAATGTTCCGCTCTCCATCCTGCGCTGATAGCTCCATCGCATATTACCCGAGATAGACTCGCTCTCTTTTTGGGCGAAGGCAGCGTAGATGGCGGTGATGAGCTCGCTGCTCACATTGACAGTATCGATACCTTCACGCTCGAATCGGACGTTGACACCCAACTCTTTCAGTTCACGAATATTTTGAAGGCAGTCCTTGGTGTTGCGGGCAAAGCGGGAGATGGATTTGACAAGGATCTGATCGATCAGGCCCCGACGGCAATCCGCCATCATCCGCTGGAAGTCATCCCGCTTAGCCACCGAAGTTCCGGTGATTCCCTCGTCCGCATAGATGTCAACCATGCGCCATTCGGCCTTACCAGAGATCAGCTCCGTGTAGTAGCGGTTCTGGGCTGCGAAGGAATTGAGTTGATCCTCGGAGTCTGAGCTGACACGAGTGTAGGCAGCGACCCGCAGCCGCACATTTTGAGGCCGCTCCGCAGGCTCGATTTTTATAACGCGGGGCTGCTTTTCTGCCAGTGCCGTTGTTCCGTCTACCAGTCGCTTTTCATCCATATCTGCTCACCTCCTTTTCTGCAACACAAACACTACCACAACAGCGTCCGAATAGCTACTGAAAGATGAAGAAAATCAGAGAAAAAACATGACTTCAACACCGTTATCCGCAGCGATCCGTGCGGCGATTTTTCTCAGTTCTTTTTCAGTGAAAATGCCGCATTCCCGGAGTTTCCTGAGCAGGATCACGATTCCATAGAAATTGATATTAG